GTGCTTGCGCACGGTCGCCATTCTTTGTTGGCCTGAATCTGATACTCGCCTCCATAGCACCAGCCGCGGCTTTTGATTTCCGCAATGACCTTGTCCCGGTCATCGCAGGCATCCAAGGTCTCCTTTTTGTCTCCGGATCCACCTCTGCACTGGTCATTCAGTTCGTCCGACTTCTCGATTAGCGGCTGTATAGCGTCACCTGCGTAACGTGGGGACGCAGAAGCCAGCATAGGGATGAAGGCAAGTGTGATGAGCAGTAACCGCATTGGTCGATTCCATTTCGAGAGATTGGAATGAGCGTACCCCAATACCTCCGTCAGATCAGCCTCAAGATCGGCAACGACTCCGAGGCCATAGACTTTTCAGAGCTGCGTATCCGTTTCGCTGTGCGCCGCGGCACAGTCAGCACGCCAAACACCGCAGACATCCGAGTCTACAACGTCAGCGCAGCCACAGCGAAGAAGGCCCAGTTGAAGGAGTTCGGTCGGGTGGTGCTGCAGGCCGGATATGCCGGGAACTACGGAGTAATCTTCGACGGCACCATCAAGCAGGTGCGGCGCGGGCGCGAGAGCCAGACCGATACCTACCTGGACATAACCGCCGCCGATGGCGACAGCGCCTACAACTGGTCGGTGATCAATATGTCTCTGGCGGCCGGGTCTAATGCGCAGGACCACCTGAAGGCAGCAGTCCAGGCAATGGAGGGGCGCGGGGTTACCATGGGGGATAGTAGTCAGCTGTCGACGAACAAGCTGCCGCGCGGAAAGGTGATGTTCGGCCTGACCCGTGACGTGATGGATAACCTCGGAAGAACCCAGGATGTAAGTTGGAGCATTCAAGACGGAAAGATGACGCTGATTCCCAACACTGCCTATCTCCCCGGCGATGCCATCGTGGTGAACTACCAGACGGGCATGGTCGGTCTGCCAGAGCAGACGCAGAATGGTGTCAATGTGCGGATGCTGCTGAACCCGAGCGTGAAGATCGGGCGCCGGTTAAAAATCGACAACAGCAGCATTCAGCAAGTCAGTTATGACCCTAACATCCTTGCTGAGGCGGACGTTGTTAAGCAAAAAATCCAGAATCACCTCAGCGCTGACGGGATGTACAAGGTTTTGATTGCCGACAGCTATGGCGACACTCGAGGCAATGAGTGGTACACGGAAGCGATATGCATATCAGTTGATGCTACCCTGACAAACGAGGTGATGATCAGGGCCGGCGTAGAAATCCCTGGAGCAATTCAAATCCCTGGACCAGTGAAACCATACGGTTAGGGGCACTTTATGTAACCGCGCTCCTGGTTATAAGACGACACAACTTTGCCGTTTCCTCCCGGTTCGAAGTCGACCTTTGCATATACGCCCAGTGGCATGGTCCCGGTTTTCCCGTCTTCGTAGACGAAGAGCGCATCGTCTCCAAGCGTCTTCCCCCAGCACCCTCTCTGTTCGATCGAGTTAGGCGATTTCATCGTGAATGCCCGCATATCCTTGGCGTGCACGATCGGTAGAGGGCATGCCTTAGTGGTAGAGAGAAAGCTGAAGAACTGCTCTCGCTTCACGGATTGCCCGGCACACAGGCTGCCAGATGGCGCTACCAACATGGTCTCGGCGCATACAGGTCCGGCGGCGATCACGAGAGCCGCGACCAACATCCTCATCATGGTGATTCTCCTTGAACGTAATCGAGAGACTCGACGACCCGCTGTCGATGCTAGTCGCTGCGCAGCGCTCCGCCCAGTCGAAATTGTGGACTGCACTGCCAGGGATAATCCAGTCGTTCAGCGCACAGGCGATGACTTGCGTGGTTCAGCCTGCCATTAAGGCCTTCGTCACCACGGATGATGGGTCGCAGGTGCTCACCACGTTGCCTCTGCTGCTTGACTGCCCAGTGCAGTTCCCAGCAGGCGGCGGGTGCACGTTGACCTTCCCGGTAGCGGCCGGCGACGAATGTCTGGTGGTGTTCTCCTCCCGCTGCATCGATTCCTGGTGGCAGTCCGGGGGAATCCAGGCCCAGGCCGAGCTACGGATGCATGACCTGTCCGATGGCTTCGCGCTGCTCGGCTTCCGGTCGCAGCCAAGGGTGATGGGCAACATCAGTCTGCAGGCCGTCCAGCTTCGCAGTGACGACGGCGCGGCCTTCGTTGAAGTGAACCCGACCACGCACGCGATCAACGCCACCACCAGCGGCCCCATGGCACTCACCGCTCCGACGGTGACCATCAATGGGAATGTGCAGGTGAATGGCCGGGTGGACACAACGGGCGACGTCAAGGCCGGAACCATCAGCTTGCAGACCCACAAAACCAGCCAGGTTACCACTGGCACCGGAACCAGCGGGGTGCCCGTCCCATGAGGTATCGCAAGCTCGACGCCAACGGCGACTACGCCTTCGGCAACCAGCAGGCCGACTTCTACAAGGACAACCCTGACGCCGTGGCCCAGGCCGTCATGACGCGCTTGCGCCTCAACAAGGGCGAGTGGTTCATCGATACCGCCGATGGCACGCCCTGGAGCACTGAAGTTCTGGGAGAGCGCACCGCCGCAACGCGTGACGCCGCGATCAAGAAGCGGATCCTCGGCACGCCAGGCGTTGCGCAGATCGACAGCTACGACAGCTCGATCAGCCCGGAAACGCGCCGCTTCACCGTGACGGCAACCATCACTACCGCCTACGGGCAGACCTCCATCAGCGAGACACTATAAATGGCGTCGTCTACTGCACCGGTCATCACTGCAACGGGGATTTCGGCGCCCACCTATGCCGAGGTCCTGGCCTTTCTCCAGACTCAGTACCAGTCTATCTATGGGGCCGACGTGTACCTGGGAAGCGATTCGCAGGATGGCCAGTTCCTCGGCGTGATTGCCCTGGCCATCAGCGATGCAAACGCAGCGACCATCGCTGCCTACTTGTCGTTCTCGCCAGCCACTGCCCAGGGCTCGGGTCTCTCCAGCAACGTCAAGATCAACGGCATCAAGCGCTCATCCTCTAGTTTCTCGACCTGCGACGTTCTGTTGATCGGCCAGGCCGGTACCGGCATCACGAACGGCGTAGCCGAGGATCAGTCGGGTAACAAGTGGGCGCTTCCAGCGTCGGTGACCATCCCGCCGGCCGGCCAGATCACCGTCACTGCAACCTGCGCGACTGCAGGGGCTATCACTGCGTCGCCCGGGCAGATCAACAAGATCGCCACGCCGACACTGGGCTGGCAATCGGTCAACAACTCAGCATCGGCGGCGCCAGGTGCGCCCGTAGAAACGGATTCAGCCCTGCGTCAGCGGCAGAAGACCTCCACGGCTCTCCCATCGCGAACCGTCCTTGAGGGCACGATCGGCGCAGTGGCCAACGTGTCCGGGGTCACCCGGTATGCGGCGGTGGACAACGACACCAATGTGACTGACGCAAACGGTATACCGGCGAACTCCATGGCGATCATTGCCGAGGGAGGCGACGCAACGGCCATTGCCCAGGCGATAGCAGCGAAGAAGGGGCCTGGCGGCGGTACCTACGGAACCACCTCGGTGACGGTGCTCAACGTCTACAACATACCGATCACCATCAAGTTCTTCCGCCCAACCTACCGCGCTGTGACGGCTACCGTGAGCATCAAGGCCCTGGCCGGCTACACGACCGCCATCGGCGCCGCGCTGCAACAAGCCGTTTCCGACTATGTGAACCAAGTTGCTATAGGGGGCGGAGCAAGTGGGACCGTGGAATGGGCCGACGCATTGACAGCGGCCAACAGCATACCTGGCAGCACCACATTCAAGCTGACTGCGTTGACTCTTTCCGGCCCGGGCGGCGCTGGTACTCCCGATGTGCCGCTGGCATTCAACCAGGCGGCAACCTGCACGCCTGCAAGCGTTGTCCTAACGGTGACCTGACATGCCTGACATCAAGGATTACACGGGGAAGATAACCAGCGAGCACGCTGACAAGCCGAAATACATGGCTATGGTCGAGTTGGTCTCTCAGTGCTTTCTGGACACCAATCGGGTGGCATCCGGTCTGCCAGACGATTTCGATCTGGACCTGGCCAATGACGTCCAACTCGATGACGTGGGTCTGTGGGTTGGCATATCAAGAAGTGTCCCGACTCCTCTGACAAACGTGTACTTCGCCTTGGATGCCGCAGGGCTTGGTTTTGATCAGGGGACCTGGAAGGGGCCATTCGATCCTGATAATGGAGTCACAATTCTTGATAATGAGGCGTACCGATTACTGATTCGCGCGAAAATCGGGGCAAATCATTGGGATGGAACCCTGGAAACTTCCAAAACTGTATTGGATCTGGTTTTCAATGGTGACACACACGCCTTCATAGAAGACAACCAGGACATGACCATTACCATCGGAATCGCAGGCAAGCCTCCTTCTGCAGTCGAACTGGCTCTACTTACTGGCGGCTATATACAAGTCAAGCCACAGAGCGTGTTAGTTCGTTATGTAATATCTCCAACTGTAGACGGTCCGCTGTTCGGATTTGACGCAACCAATCAGTATATTGCCGGCTTTGACCAAGGAAGCTGGGGCATTATCTACCAATAATCGGGGTATATATGGCAACTAATGATTTTTTGCCTTTCGGCGGAGCTGCTGGCGCCAATGTGATGACTCAGGCCAATTATGCTGTTCTTGCCTCAAGAACAGCCGGCTTCTCGTCTGGGACTGCTCAGTCTCCGCAGTTGAACAAGGTTTGGCGACAATCGTCTATCATTGCCTCAGTTATCGGCCAGTTGATCAACGACTTGACGGGACAGGATGCGATAGACGACGGCAGCACTGCGACCCTGTTGGCCAACCTAAAGGCGTCTATCAGGGCCCAATCTATCGGAATCGTCGGTGCCATGCGCAACGCACGAATGAACATCACGACTGCGGCAGCAACAGGTACTTTTACAGCAGATGAAATAATTGTTGAAAGCGCGCTCGGAGGCCTTACTTATCGTCTTGCGAATTTCAATAAGACTTTAAATCTAGCCATCACCGGTGCAGGCGGGATGGATACTGGGGTCGCTCCAGCAAGTGGCTTTGTATCAATCTACGCGATTTACAACCCCACCACGCAAGCGTCGGCGCTTCTTGCCTGTGATCAAGCAGTGTCGAGTTCTAGCACGTACACCGGCGCAAATATGCCATCAGGATATACAGCATCTGCCCTTGTGAGCGCTTGGGGCACGAATGCTTCTAGGCTTCTTGTATTGGGCGCTCAAGTCGATAGAAGTATTGATGTGGCGCTTGCTACAATTCTCAATACCACTGCAATATTCACCAATGCACCAACAAATATGAACAGCATTGTTCCTATAGCAGCTGTCGCTTTTAGTGGATTGTTACAGTGCGGTGCAGCTAGTTCGAACGTCAATAGTACTGTTGGCGTGTCTTCAACGTCTTCAGGTATCGGGCTAAGAAGCTGTGGTGGCACTAGTGCTGTTGCCGGAGCTGTTACTCAGTGCTCATTCTCTGACGTTGCTATCGTTACGTCCCGTACGATATATTTCACTAGCACAGTCGGATCCGGTAGCCTTGGCCAGGCTGCAGCATATCTTACGTCTTACAAGATCTGAGGGATGGAGTAATGAAAAACGTTCAGTTCTCTGACTCGTCAGAAGAGGTAATAGTAACTGTATTTGGCAGTCCCCAAGATTCAAAATATTGGGATAACTTGGGTCAAGTTGATGATGATGACCCTCGCTATGTTGATTTTGTAGAGCGCACTAAGTCGCTTTAATGATGGAGTGGAGGCTGGGAGTTTAATAAGTTTACATCAGCTATTTCAGATGCCTCCAATGTCCGCACAGAAGACGGGCATTTTTTGCCTGGAGAAAACCCATGCCGATAACCGAGCAGCAGCTGCTGCAGATCCTCCCCAAAGCCCGCCCAGTCGCGGGCATTTTTTTGCCTGCGCTGAACCGGGCCATGGCTCGCTGGAAGCTCGACAGCCGCATCCGTCAGGCTGCGTTTCTGGCGCAGATCGGCCATGAGTCCGGCCAGCTGCGCAACATGGTGGAGAACCT